GATATGTATCAGATATGTATCTGATATGTATCAGATATGTATCTGATATGTATCAGATATGTATCTGATATGAATTGTAAATAATGATAATATATACAGTAGCGAGTCGTAATGATTCCTCCTACAGTCATCGCGATTCCTCCTTTTTTTGGGTTGCCCCGGGTATTGTACCCGGGGTTTTTTTTATTTTAAGGAGCAGGGAGGTCAAAATGAAAGCTTCGTTACTGAAGGTTCAAAAGGGCAATCCGAGAACGATCACGGATGAGGCGATGGAGAAACTACAGGAAAGCATTGAACGAGATCCGCAGTTTATGGCTCTGCGTCCTCTTGTGGTCGATGAAGATAATGTCGTTATAGGCGGTAACCAGCGCCTGAAGGCAATTAAAAAGCTCGGCTACAAGGAGATCCCGGACGAGTGGGTGGTCAGGGCTGAAGATCTTACGGAAGAACAGAATTCATCACAAAATAAAATGGAACAAAACAGCACCGAAGATCCTTCGGGAGTGCCATAAAAAGTATGTTTAATCGGAGGTGTTACCGTGGCAAGAGGGGCAAGAGGAAAGCTGGATAAAGAGAAGATAAAAAAAGCCTCGTCGATTATTGCCAACGGGAATTTTGCTATAACGGCACAGCAATTTTTGCGTATATCGCCACAGACTTGGTACAACTGGATGAACTGGGGCGAGGAACAATCCTTGCTGGATGAGGACGAGAGAGACCCGAAGAAGCGAATCTACATGGAATTCTTTGATTCTATAAAAAGTGCGGAAGCACAGGCCGAGATCACGGCTGTGAAAAATATCAGGACCGCTGGCCTTGATCCTTCCAGGTGGCAAGCTAACGCTTGGTACTTGGAGAGAAAGCACCCCGAACGCTGGGGTCAGAGGCAGGGCGGAGAAGATCAGGGCGACGGAGCAAGGAAGATTGCCGAGGCGATAAAGAATATAAACGTACCTGATGAGTAACGAAAACCCCTCAAAAATAACGAAATAATAACGAAAACGGCAATTTCGTTATGATCCCACAATCGCAGTCATACCAAAGGCTTATAGCATTTTCCAAAAACGCGCATACTATATAGTAAATGAATAACAAAATAACCAATATTTTTGTCTTACCCTGAATCACAAAATAAGGCTCTGAATTTTATTTTATTTCGTTATTTCGTTATTCACTCCCAAAAAACTACCTCTCAAGCCTTGCAATCAGCGAATTGGTTATGAATAACGACAATTCTATTTCGTTATTCATTCGTTATGTCGTTATGTACCCCTACATTTTCAGCCTCAACAAAAAAAATCTAAAGTTCCGCGGGGGCCGTTATTTTGTGGAAAAAATAAAAAAATAATTTTTTTCTGTACAAACTCTATAAGGGATTTTTTTTACCGGGAGTGTGGCTAATGGATCTTGAAAGTTTTTCCCGGAAACAATTGTTTTCACTTAAACACAGTACTAAGCGAACTAATATCTGGCACGGGTCTGTGAGGTCCGGCAAGACCTTTGCCTCGGTCGTCCGCTTTCTGGCCTTTTGCTATGAGGCGCCGGAAGGGCCTCTTGTAATGGTCGGGAAGACCGGGCGAACCTTGAAACGAAACGTCCTTGATCCTTTAAAGGAAATGGTCGGTCCTTCTGTGTGCCGGGTTAATTCAGGTCGTGGAGAGGCTTATATATTCGGAAGGCTGGTTTATCTTGCTTCCGCCAATGATGAGAGGGCACAAGAAAAGATCCGGGGTAGTACTTTTTCCGGGGCGTATGGCGACGAGGTTACCTTGTGGCCTGAAACCTTCTTTGCGATGTTGCTGTCCCGTCTGTCCGTGAAGGGAGCGAAGGGGTTTTATACCACAAACCCGGACAGTCCGTTTCACTGGCTCAAGAAGGACTACATAGACCGCAAAAATGATCTTAACCTCGCAGAGTTTCATTTTGAACTGGATGATAACGACGCCCTTGATCCTGATTTCAAGGAAGAGCTAAAGAAGGAATATACGGGGCTTTTTTACCAGAGGTTTATTTCAGGGCTGTGGGTACAGGCCGAGGGGTCAGTATATGACATGTTTGATTCTGCGGTCCACGTTATCCCGGAAAGGGGGATTCCGGAAACAGACAGTTTTGATGAGATCTTTTTCGGGGTTGACTATGGAACTTCGAATCCCTGTGTGTTCCTGGCCATAGGTAGAAAGGGACCTGATTATTACATTTTTGATGAGTATTACTACGACGGGCGGGGAGAAGGAAAGCAAAAAACCGACAATCAGTACGTGCAGGACTTTACGAAGAAGTTCGGGAATATAGCCATAAACAAAAGGCCGATTGTCTGTGATCCTTCCGCTACGTCTTTCAGGATGGCTCTAAAGGGGGACGGATATAAAACGGTTGCGGGAAACAATGAAGTTTTGGAAGGGATCAGGCATGTTTCATCGCTTCTGTCTCAGAGACGGCTGTATGTTTCTGGAAAGTGTAAGAACACGGTAAAAGAGTTCCAATCGTATGTATGGGACCCGAAGGCGCAACAGCGCGGAGAGGATAAACCGCTGAAGGAAAACGACCACGCGATGGACGCTCTGCGATATCCGATAGAGACGCTTGTATTTAACAAACGAGAAAAAAAGACAGTCAGGGAGGTGTAGCAATGGCAGATGTTTCAACGCCTACACAGCAATATAGAGTTATGGCTGAAAAGTGGCCGAAGATCCGGGCCTTGATGGGCGGTACTGAGGCAATGAGGAATGCCGGGGAGTCATATTTGCCGAAGCACTATGCGGAGACGAAGGAGCGCTATAAAGAGCGCCTTTCATGTTCCGTATTGAAAAATTATTTCATGAACACGGTTGAACATATGGCCGGAAAGGTCTTTGCGAAACCTGTTGATGTGGACCAACCAAGCCCGGAGATTGAGGAATTTATAAAAGACATAGACAGATCGGGAACGAGTTTAACGGCTTTTTCTGCCGATGTTTTCCAGAACGCAGTATCGGTGGGATTGCATTATATCCTTGTGGACTATCCCAAAATTGAGACTCCGTTGACGCTTGAGGATGAAAGGTACATAAAGGCCCGCCCGTATTGGGTATCTGTCCCTGCCGAAAATGTTCTGGGAGTGAAACTGAGTCCGGATAAAACTACTATTGAGGAAGTCCGACTCAAAGAGGACCGCTACGAATATGTAGACAGGTGGGAACAGGAATTTATCGAAAGGGTACGAGTTTTAATGCCCGGAGCCTTTGAGCTGTGGCGAAAGGTTGATCTGGACAATAATCAGACGGAATGGATTCTGGAAGATTCCGGGGCCATGTCTATAGATGAGGTCCCGCTCGTTCCTGTTTACGGAAAGAAAGAAGGGCCTCATTTTGCTTCGCCTCCGCTTGAAGATCTTGCGGATCTCAATATTACGCATTGGCAAAGCTATTCAGACCAGCGGTCGATACTTTCTGTAACGAGGTTCCCGATTCTGGGTGCTTCCGGTTATGATCCTGACGAAGATCCGGAGGTACAGCTCGGGCCTTTTAAACTTCTTACGACCTCTGATCCACAGGGCAAATATTACTACATAGAACATTCTGGCACGGCTATCGAAGCCGGGAGGAAGGATCTCGAAGACCTGAAAGAGGAAATGGCGATGTTCGGATTGCAGGTTTTTCTACCACAGATTGCAGGGTCTGATGTTACAGCGACGCAATCACAGATTAGCAACACGAATACGCAGTCAAGGTTGCAGAGAATGGCCCGTAGCTGTGAAAGTGCCTTGAACGAATGCATGAGGCTTACTCAGTTGTGGCGAGGCGTAGAAGATGTTCCGAAGGTCGAAATAAGGGGCAACTTTGAAATGCCGAGAGAGACCACAGCAGAGATCGAAAACCTCATAACCATGAGGCAAGCCGGGGAGTTATCCCGGGGTACGTTCTACCGGGAATGTAAGCGCCGGGGCTTTTTGAGCGACGATTTTAACGCAGATGAAGAAAAGGAACTGCTTGATAACGAAGGGCCGACGATTTTTGGGGGTGAGTGATAATGGCCTCCATAAACGAGGAACTTTCAGATCGATTCAAGACACATCAGATATATCTACTGAGGATGGACGCGGACGAGCGAAGAAAAGTTCTTGAGTTGTTTTCTGCGATGGAGAAAGAACTTGAAAACGAGCTGTCGCAGATAAACAGGGTATTACGGAATGGCTCTGTAGCTGACATAAAAAACAACTTAACGCAGATCCTTAAGTCCGACTATTACAAGAGAACCCTTTCCATGATCCAGAAAACGATAAAGACCAGATACGCCCAAGCGTCTGATCTTATTTCTGCGGATCTGCTGGAAATAGCGGAGAACGAAACGAAGTATACCTCTCGGGCCTTGGGCGACGCGATGAAGCTTGATTTTTCAGATAATATCCTGACCGAAAACTATCTCAGAAATGTAGTTAACACAGCGATGATCGACGGGGCGCCGACCGCGGAGTGGTGGAAAAGGCAAGCCGAAAAGACGAGGCTTGTTTTTGAGGACGGCATAAGGCAAGGGCTGGTAAAGGGCGAGGGCATGGATGATATAACCCGTAGGCTTTTTGGAACTGCGAAACAGCCCGGAATGATGGAGAAGCGACGGAAAAATGCCGAGGCCCTTGTGAGATCTTCCGTTCAGGCCGTGACGAATAAGACGAGGCTGGAAACGCTGAAGCGAAACAACGATGTAGTAAAGGGTATTCAATGGTCTTCTACTCTGGACAATAGAACTTCGCTTTTTTGTATCAGCATGGATGGTCTCGCATGGGATCTTGATTATAAACCGCTCGGGCACCACAGGCAGTTTACCCCTCCACCGGCTCACTGGAATTGCAGATCCACGACTACGCCTATTTTAAAAAGCTTCCGGGACCTTGGTATCGACACAGAAGATATTCCGGAAAGCACGAGGGCGAGTATGGATGGTCAAGTTCCGAAGGCTGAAAAGTTCGGCGACTGGCTTGAAAAGAAGGAGAAAAAAGATCCGGGTTTCGCTAACAGGGTCCTCGGTCCCGGACGGGCCGAGCTATGGAGAAAAGGGAAAATAACGACTTCGGAGCTGGCAGACTTCAGGGGCCATGTGCTTACGATAAAGGAGCTGAAAAATCTTGATTAAAGGGCGTGATGATCTTCAGGATAGGGCAGACGCACTCGTAGACGTATGGAAACGGAGGCTCGGGCTTGATCCATGGGAAATAATAGTAAAATTCTGCAACATGGAGGACATCGAAGCTGGTGGCGAGGCGAATGTAGCTGTTTCCCAGAGCTTAAGGCGAGGAATTATTAAGATTTTGTGGCCTGATGAATATAACCGCTATGAAACTTATAATGATGATTTTCCACAGGACATCGAGCAGACCATAATACATGAACTTTTGCATATTCCGATAATGTCCTTTGCTGATCCTGAGAAGGGATCGCTCGAAGATGTGGCAGTAGAAAATTTTGTAGAACAGACCGCGAAACTCTTAGTTAGTTTACAGCGAGAAGATCGGGCCGGGATGGTCCGATAAAAAAATACCGGGAGGGTATATATTATGGCACTTAAAAAAGTTTTAGATAGTTTAGACGGATTGGATGAAAATTTACAGGACTTCTACACCGAGAAGGACGGGAAGTTCGTCCTCGATGTTGAAGGTGGTTTTGAAGATGTGGACGGCCTGAAGTCTGCTTTGGCGAAAGAGAGAGAGAACGCGAGAAAAGCTGAACAGGCGAGGAAGCAGAGAGAAAAGGAACTCGA